CAGCACCAGTTAGTTCTGAGACTCAACAGTCAGGTGCACCTAAGAGTAAAAAGAATCAAAGAGGGGCGAAAAAAGGCCCTATGGAACAAGCGCTAGATGCAGTGCGAGACGCACAAGAATCGGCCTCAGACCCCCTCAATAATAAGAAAGACTCAAACTTGCCTGGATGAGAATGTTAAAGTGGAGATAGGGGGTGCCATAGCCAATGTCCGACACGATTGTCAAACTGGACCCCATGGTTAGAAAACTCGAAACTAGCATTTCTGAGTTCAAAAATGCACTAGAAAGTAACGATTTGGTGGCCGCACAGCAGTTTCTTAGGTCTATTGCACAAACCAGTGATTACCTAGCAACTGATGTGACTGCAATATACAAATCAGAAGTAGATGGTAACAGAGCAGTTGGAGTCAATGACATATACGCAGGTGGTGCTCCGGTCATGGAGTTCAAAGACCAAGGCGCTATCATCAAGGGCGACAGACCTCTCGGTTATATCGGACCTGATGGTATTGCCTCTAACTGGAGACCACAACAAGGATTCGGTCAGAGGGTTGATTAATGTCTAACGATGTCACTGATTTAGTCGATGCTCTTATCACAAAGATGGAGCGCATGGATGGTGACATAGGCAATCTCAAATTGCAGAACCAAGAACTGAAAAAAATGGTTTCTAGCCCTGACTATCTTCTACAGAAGTCCGGATTCGTAAAGTTCGGTACCCCTTCTACCGAAGATGTATGGGGAGACCCTCTTAGGGGTGACAGGAACGAAGTAATAGAGAAGGCTGCCATCGCCATAGATGGAGTAATGATTCCCAACATGCCTTCCTCTAACGAAGAATGGCATGAAATGAACTGGGACCAGATTCACGCTATGGCTAATGAGGCGGCCATGACAGAAGGGAGGCCTGTTGACCAATGAAGCCAATGAAAGTAGATGTAGGAGAATACGCTCCTGATGTAGATGAACTAATAGAGAAAGCAAACAACATGGATGAGATGTTAAGCAAGATTGCATCTCTAAGAGATGACTCTCAATTAAGGAACATAACAGGTGTCGAGGAGGCACAGATGACTCATTATTGGACTAACCAATATCAACCCGAGGAAGATATAGAATCTGTCAAAAGGCAAAGCACTGCTGCTGAGACAGTCAATCTCATCAACGCTAACCCTCACCAAACTGGCTCGTCACTTGCCGCTCATGAGAACAACGCAGGTGGTATTAGGAAAGGGGCAAAGCCTGATTTCCTAGACGCTGACGGTGACGGTGATAGAAAAGAACCTATGAAGAACGCTCTCAAAGATAAGAAGGGTAAGAAAATAGGTATCAAGAAGGGCGAAAAGAAATGCCCTTGCGGTAATGGTAAGATGGCATCAGAATGTTGTGGAGGAGATAAAATGAGCAAAGCCCCTCCAATGCCAGGTAAACCACCAATGGGTGGCGGTGGCGGTGACGACGCTGCAATGCTCGCTGCTCTAATGGGTGGCGGTGACTCACCTGACATGGGTGGTGGAATGGGCGGAGAAGTACCTAGTGACCCAGCAGGAATATCTGATATGCTTATGGAGTTAGGAAAGAAAGTCAAGGCTCTAGGTGGCGGTGGTGGAGATATGCCAGCGCCTGATATGCCTATGGGCGGAGACGAAGGCGCAGGAGGACCACCTAACCTCCCAGGAATGTGATGAGGTGGTGGTTGTGTGCGTGAATCTCCTCAAGACTACTTCTTGAACGCAAAGGCTAGATTCCAACTATCCTTAGATGAAGACGATGCAGCAGAACTGTATTTTGCTTGTCATAATTTAGTCAATCACGATTTAGATTTCGATTGGGACGACACCTTGTCTAAGATGGAAGAGGTCCTCAAAGAGCAGAAGGTAGTTGTAGAACCAAAGGTCAAGTTTGGCCCTCCTAAGATACAACAGATTCCACACATGGCGACTGATTCATTGAAAGAACCGGAAGAGCCTACAGGGCCTCCCAGCAACATAGACCCTTTCAATCGTCGTAGTGGCTTACCCACTAGCACTTTCAGACATAGGAGCAGAATACCTGACAATACACCTAGTGGTAAGTTTGGTGCACAGCAAGCGTGCATCGGTAATGGGCCGAACTCCCCATACAACAAGATGCTCAGAACCTACGCAGATGACTTGCTCGCAGGTCGTTACCCTTTAGCGTGTGAGAAGAACACAGCCGCCGTCCGTGAACTATTGGCTGATAGAGCGAAAGGTAGTGACGACCCCACTCTACCTGACGAGTTCTCGTTACTCAATATGTTCATAGAGAACTCAAGAGCACCACTATTGTATCAACATCTCAAAGATTACTATTCGCCCGAATCTGAGTTCTTTGTAAGAGAGGGTGACAAGTATTTCGATGACCACGCAGAGGATGTTTTGAGAATACCCGAAGAGGTGCGTGGTAAAGGTGCTGTACAAGCCAGGTTTGACCATCCGTACAAAATAGAAGCCTACAAAGACTCAATTGGTCATCTCAACCCCGACTTAGTTGGGCAATTGCCTAAAGAAATGAGGTATAGGTTATATGAACGTAGATACCAAAAGTGGTTACGGGAGTATGAGCAGCGTTTCCCCAACTCTGATTACGATGAACGACAAAAGAGAAGGTTGTTCATTGACCACTGGGCGTTAGAATTAGACGGTATGAAGAACTCAAATGTGTGGGACAATCTCTATGACACGACAGGGAAAATGAATATTGGCGGATATCTCTCGATTGCAACACGTGAAGATTACGATGAACTGAGGGATGTCAATCGACAACATGGCAATCTCGCAATTGAGATGGGCTTGGAGGCATTACCATTTGATGATGCTGTCAGTGCAGCACAAGCGTACTACCAACATTGTGCTGAGTATCACTTGAGAGATTTTGATTACCCCCCTGAGTCAGACGGTGAGAGAGGCACGAGATATCTGAGAAAGTTAGCGCCGGAACATGAGAAGGGTTACGATTACGAAAGTA